CGGTCCGTCCCATTATTCACGAGGGTCTACGAGACCACCTACGTGTCGATAGCTGAGGACGTGTACCCCATGCTCGATGCCTACGCGGGGAAGTCCGTGAGCTTCAAGGCCGACGAGCCCACCGTCTACGAGATGGCCGTCAGGGAGTGGATACGGGCCGAATGCGGGGAGAAGATAGTGGAGATCAACCAGACCACCCTCAACCAGGTCAAGAGGGCATACGAGCGCTCCGCGAACCAGATAGAGTTCAGGAACGAGATGGCGAAGCTCTTCGAGGACTCCATCATCCCCTACAGGGCCAATGCCATAGCGAGGACGGAGACCGCATGCGCCACCAACAGGTCCTCCGTGGAGACCATGAAGACGCTCGGGTTCGACGGTACCAAGGTATGGATGGCCGTGGGCGATGCCGACACGAGGGACACGCATGCCCGCATAGACGGCATGACCGTGCCCCACGACGGCATCTTCGAGTACATCGGCATCAAGGGAGGCCTCGTCCGGATGGAATGCCCCCTCGACTCCAAGTACGGCGCACCTCCTGAGGAGGTCGTCAACTGCAGATGCTTCGTGGGGTTCGAGCTCTAAACCACTTCCTTACTGTGATTATACAACCTAAAACCGCCCGATTATCGCAACATGACTGAGACCAAGAGCCTCACATTCAAAGTGGACGCGAAGGACGACGGTCTCGGCAGATTCTCGGGTACCGCCTCGACCTACGGCAACATAGATCAGGTGGGAGACGTCATGGTGCGGGGATGCTTCGACAGGAGCATCGCACAGAAGGGGAAGCACTTCCCTCTCCTGTGGACGCATGACATGACGGACGTTATCGGCTCCTTCGACGTGATCTCCACAGAGGACGCCCTCCGCATAGAGGGGAAGTTCAACATGGATGTTCAACGCGGGAAGGAGGGCTACGCTCTCCTGAAGGCCGGGGACATCTCCGGACTGTCCATCGGGTTCACCATCAAGGACTGCGACTGGGATGCGGACGGGAACCGCCTCATCAAGGAGGCCGACCTATGGGAGGTCTCCCTGGTGGCATTCCCGTGCAATCTGCAGGCATTCGCGGAGGCGAAGAACATGGACATTCTGAAGAAGGACGACTACGAGGACCTCGACGAGGAGACCAGGGCGAAGCTCAAGAAGCTTATCAGGGACGCGCTGGAGGACATCGAGAACGAGGACAAGGAGAACGGGGAACCGGAGAAGGATCCTGAGGACGACGCACCTGAGGACGAAACCGAGAACAAGTCCGACGAGGACGCAACAGACGAGGAAGAGGCCAAGGCGATCCGCGACATCGTCGCCGAGGTCAAGAGCCTCCGTCAGGAGTTGATTATATGAGTGAATACACAAAGGAGCTTCAGGGCTACGTCGACGAGATCAAAGGCATCGCCAATGACCTCAGGGGACTGCCCGAGGAGTACAAGAGCCTCAAGGCAAGGGCCGAAGAGGTCGAGAAGTCCATGGGAGAGCTCGCACAGTCCGTGCAGACCCTCATGGATGAGAGGAAGAGCATGGCAGGGGGCATCACAGCTGATGTCATCTCCGCCGAGGACATCAAGTCCTTCAACAACTACGTGAAGAAAGGCATCGCCATGGAGGCCAACGGACCTTCCGGAGGATACCTCGTCGTACCTCAGATGGTCAACAGGATCATCGAGCTGCAGACCGACATGGACGAGTTCAGGCCCTACGCCAACGCCGTCACCATCGGAAGCAACCTCGCACAGGTCCCCTTCGAGAAGGGAGAGCCCGACACACAGTGGGTCGGAGAGATCGAGCAGAGGAGCGACACCGACAACGTGGAGCTCGGTCTCGCCAACATCGAGATCAACACCGTGCAGTGCACAGTGCCCATCAGCAGGGCATTGCTCGCTGACGGCGCGGTCGTGAACTTCGAGCAGTACGTCATGGACAAGCTCGCCAAGGCAATCACAAAGGCCGAGAACGCCGCCTTCGTCAATGGAAGCGGCGTCAAGAAGCCCGAGGGACTGTTCGCATGCGCCGACATCCCCAAGACCTCCGCGACAGCATCCGCAACCGCGATCACCGCCGACGAGGTCATCGGAGTGTGGGAGAAGACAACCTCCGCCACCGACAAGAACGGTGCGTACTACATGAACAAGAAGACCATGGCGGCCATCAGGAAGCTCAAGGCATCCGGTTCCGGAGAATACCTGTGGCAGTCCCCTATCGCACAGGGAGCACCGGCCACATTCAACGGATTCCCCATCAGGATCCTCACATCGGCGCCTGACATCGCAGCATCCGCGACACCCATCGCATTCGGTGACCTGAAGAACGCCTACACAATCGTCGACAGGAACGACATGTTCCTCCTGCGCGACGACGCGAGCAAGAAGAGACAGGGACAGATCGAGCTGACCATCGAGAAAAGGGTCGGAGGAGCTATCGTACAGCCCAAGAGCATGGCTCTCCTGCTCATGCACAGCTGAGGTGATTGAAATGGTAGTAAGAGAAGACGCGACACAGTGCATATTCGGAGCAGGGGCCGCAAGCTCCCCCTCCGCCATCGACCTCGCAGGAGCCGCCTCCGTCCTCATCGTCGGAGTCGACAACATCGCCACCAGCGGTCTGACCGTATCCTCGGACGGCACCACCTACGCCGCCCCCGCGGATGCGGACCTCGTACCCGGTGCCGGAGGGAACGTCGTGGCCTACATCGGACCCGCAAGGTACATGAAGATCACGACCAAGTCCAACCACGACGTCTACGTCGTCGGACTGCACTACAGGCACTGCCCGACTCCCGAGTCGTCATCCTGAGATAGCTGAAGAATGCCCCGGGGGGAGGATTCCCCCCACCCCATAACGTCGAGTGTTCCCATAAGCTCTCGACGGCCCTCTTTATCTGATTATATCCTATCACGCGGGCGATTCCTCATCCATGCAAACTATCGCGATAACCTACGATCCTGCGAAACGCAGGATAACGGCATCGAGTGAGTGCGCAGGAACGACCATCGACGACCTATCCACCACGCTGCAGGTGTCGGGCATCCCGACCGGGTGGGGCGGCAGGATCGAGTTCGGGGTCACCGTGAAGGACACCACAGGAGCTAACGTCCGCCCGTACCTGTCATTGGACGGTACCGGGTCGTGCGTCCTGACGAGGCCCATCCTCAACGCATGCAGGAGGGACAACAGGCTCCCCCTGCAGCTGGTCATAGACCACACCGTGGACGACAAGACGGAGACCATCGGGAGCAACATCCTGATCTTCTCCGTCGACCCGTCCATAGATGCGCTGGCGGAGTTCTCGGAGAGCTACGACGACCCATGGCACAAGATCCTCATAGATGCGGAGTCCGAGCCCGGTGCGATCCAGTTCACGCGCATGGACGGCACACACAAGATGGTGGAACTCGACCTAAGCGGTGCGGAGATACCCGCCTCCGCCATAACAGGGGTGATCTCCCCGGAGCACCTCCCCGCCGGAGTGGTGGAGAAGCTCGTCAAGGTGCAGGACGACACCGAGAGGTTCGCCCTGACCACCGACGAGGTCCAGAACTGGGACACGGTCCTGGTGCTGGATACGAACCTGATGTACATGGTCGTGGACGACACGAAGCTCGACAGCGAGGACGGATACGAGCCCTACAAGGCCTACCTCTACTGGGGAGGCATAGACGGCGACCTGGAGGACCAGGCGGACCTGAAGGGTGCCCTGGACGCGAAGGCGGACGTCTCCGAGGGAATAGAGCAGTGGGATGTGCAGGTGACCTACTCTGCGGGTGCGATCACCAACGTGGGAGGCACCCTGTACATCTCCCTCGTCAGCGACAACCTCGGGCACGATCCGACGGAGGACGACCCCATAGACCCCCACTACTGGAGGACGCTGACCGTCACGCACGTGGTGTCCGAAGGGTCCTTCATGGCCGTGACCATCGGCAACGGGGTGGACTCGCAGTTCGTCATCACGCACAGCTTCGACAGCTACGACGTGGCGGTGGACATCTTCGAGAACAACGGCACCCGTGCGGACTTCTCCACCCTGGTGGAGAGGCTGAACGTAAACCAGGTCAGGCTGACGTTCACGGAGCCTCCCGCGAGCAACTCCGTGAGGGTGCTGCTCTCGATCCCGGGAGGACCCGTCACATCGGTGCAGGGCCGTGTCGGGAACGTGGTGGTCACCGCGGACGACCTCGGCCTCGGGAACGTCGTGACCAAGGAGGAGGGTATAGCGCAGTGGGACCCGACCATCGAGTACGGGGACGCGGCAATCACGAATGTGAACGGCACCCTGTATATCTCGCTCCAGCCCGACAACCTGAACCATGACCCTCTGAACAGCACCGGATGGTGGGACGAGATCCACACCGGCTCGGGCACAAGGGACGTGACCAACACCAAGAAGTTCGTCATCGGGGATGGCGCCACCACGCAGTTCACGCTCCAGCACTCGCTGAACACCTACGACGTGAACGTCCTGATCTACTCCAACGACGCCACCAAGCATACGACCGGGGCGACGGTGGAGAGGCTGAACAACAACGACGTGCGCGTGAGCTTCGTCGTGGCACCGGCAACGGACGAGATCACAGTGGTGGTGCAGAAGCTCGGAGCGGCCATCGCGTACCTCGAGGACGGGCAGTACGTCCTCCTCACCGCTTCGGACCTCGGAGTGGAGGAGGGGGCGCAGGTCAACGTCATAGAGACGGTGAAGGTCAACGGCACCGCGCTCACGCCCGATGCGAACAAGGCGGTGGACGTCACGGTCCCTACTGCCCTCAGCGCCCTCGCGGAGGACTCCACGCACCGCGTGACGACCGATGCGGAGAAGTCGGCGTGGGACGGCAAGGCCTCGAGCTTCGAGACGACGATCACAGGCAACGGATCGCAGACGGAGTTCAACATCGCGCACAGCTTCGGCCATTGCCCGCAGGTGTCCCTCTATGAGAGCGACGGCACCGAGATCTCCACACTGACGAAGGTGTTCGTGAACT